GCGCCCGATACATCATGAAAAAACAAATGGGCAAGCTGGCCGCGACCGCATACGACCAAATCGACGAAGACGGAGTAATCACCAGGCGGGAACCCGAGTACAACCGCATGAGCCTCAAGCCCGGCATAGGGCACGGATTCATCACCCAATACGCAGAACAGATATACCGACATGACCAAGTAGTGATGGAAGGGCGCGCCAAAAAACCGCCCAGGTACTACGACCGAATAGCAGAAAGGATGGGACTAGACCTAGACGACACCAAACACAAACGCGAGCTGGCCGCCCGCAACCACCAGGCCGAGAACACACCAGAGCGCCTGGCCGTAGCCGAACAGGTACACCAGGCCAAAATCAAATCAAGGAACCTCAAATGAGAAACAATCAAACTGTCGACAGCCACTCATTCGCAATGGTGCCCCGGGCCGATATTCCCCGGGCTAAATTCAAAATGCACCATACCCACAAAACGACATTCGACGCGGGCTTTCTAATCCCGATCCTTGTCGAGGAGGTATTGCCAGGAGATACCTTTAAGGTATCCATGACCGCGTTTACCCGTCTGGCAACGCCAATCTTTCCCCTAATGGACAACCTGTATCTGGACAGTTTCTTCTTCTTCGTGCCCAACCGCTTATGCTGGAACAACTGGGTACGATTCATGGGAGAACAAACCAACCCAGGCGACACGATCAATTACGTAATCCCTCAAATCGTCTCACCGGCTGGAGGCTTCGCAGCACTCAGCATTTACGATTACATGGGATGCGCAACCGTCGGCCAGGTCACAGCCGGCCTGACAACCAGCATCAACGCACTACCGCTGCGGGCATACGCGCAAATCTATAACCAATGGTTCCGAGATCAAAACCTCCTGCAATCAATGCCGGAATACAAAGGAGACGGACCCGACCCAGCTGCCGACTACACCGTACGCAGACGCGGCAAACGACCGGACTACTTCACGACTGCACTGCCCTGGCCACAAAAAGGCAACCTGGCGGTATCAATCCCGCTCGGCGTCTCCGCGCCAATTCGCTCGGACGCGAGCGCCTTCCAAATGCGAAGCGGCACCGGTGCCATGACGCAAATGCAGCAGCTGGCCGGCGCAGGCTCACCAATCAACAACATCACGCCCTCAGGCGGGGGCGCACTCAACTGGGGGCCCAATGGACAAGGCACAACCGGCCTCTACGCAGACCTCACCACAGCCACCGCAGCAACGATCAACCAGCTGCGCCAATCCTTCCAAGTGCAAAAACTACTCGAGCGCGACGCTCGAGGGGGCACCAGGTACACCGAAATCATCCGAAGCCACTTCGGAGTCGTCAGCCCCGACGCCAGGCTCCAACGGCCTGAATACCTGGGTGGTGGTAGCACTCCAATTCAACTTTCGCCTATCGCTCAAACCAGCGCATCCAACCTCACCGGAGGATCAACACCCCTAGGCAACCTGGCCGCGGTCGGCACGGGCCTGGCCAGCCACGGATTCCGCCAAAGCTTCACTGAACACGGATTCATCATCGGTATCGTCAACGTAAGGGCCGACCTCACATACCAACAAGGGACGCGGAAAATGTGGAACCGCTCAACGCGGTATGACTACTACTTTCCCGCCTTTGCGATGCTGGGCGAACAGGCAATTACCAACCGCGAAATCTTCACCAGCGGCAACACGGCCAACGACAACGCAACATTTGGCTTTCAGGAACGATGGGCCGAGTATCGATACTCACCGTCACGGGTATCCGGCCTGTTCCGAAGCACGACGGCGGGAACAATCGACGCCTGGCACCTGGCACAGCGGTTCATCACTGCACCAACCCTCGGGCCAACATTCATCGAAGAAAACCCCCCGATGGCCCGAATCCTCGCCGTGGGCGCCGCAGCTGGCGGACAACAACTCATCTTCGATAGTTTCTTCGACATCGAAGCCACCAGGCCCATGCCGCTGTTCAGCGTGCCAGGCCTGATCGACCACTTCTGAGGAAAGAAAATGCTTCCACTAGCAATGGCAGGAACTGCCCTACTAAGTTACCTCGGGCAGAAAGAAACCAACGAAACCAATATGCAGCTAGGCCAAGACCAAATGGCATTCCAAGAACGAATGTCAAATTCATCCTACCAGCGAGCAGTAACCGACATGCAAGCAGCTGGCCTAAATCCGATGCTGGCCTACAGCCAGGGAGGAGCAAGCTCACCCGTCGGCTCAATGCCCCAAGTACAAAACGCCTTAGGCGCTGGCGTACACGGAGCCGCCCAAGCAATGGGAATCCTCCAAGGGGTACAGCAGGTCAAACAATCCGAAGCCCTCACCGACCAGGCCAACGCACAAGCCGCCAAAATCCGCTCCGAAACTCTCGACCAACAACTACACACCGCACGCCTGGCGGCTGAAATCAAAGGGCGCGAAGCGGGCGCCCTACGAACAGAGGAAGACATACCGCGGGTCCGATACGGTTCAATGACCGCGGCACAAGTATTCCGACACATGATGTCGACAAGAGACGAACCAGGGGACCGCCCAGGCTCAGGATTCGCGGCAGACGTAGAACGCCGCAAAGCCGAATCCATCCTAAAACAACTGGAAATCCCAGGCGCAAAAGCTACCGCCGACTTTTTCAAAACCGACGCGGGCAGCGTTAACCCGCACCTGCAACAATTCCTCCAACTTCTCAAAGGCCTCACCGGGGCACTAGGACGCTAAATGCACTTCCGCACTCCCTACAACACCGACTCCGACTCTGTTTCACGTGAAACAGGCATCAGCTGCACACAAGAGGAAAACCTCACCTCGCAAGAGTTCACCGAAGATGCAGACATCAACACCATCGTTCGCCGCTTCGGACTCACTGGTGAACTCCCAGGAGACTGGAAAGCGCCACAAACAGGCGACTTCACACACATCACGGACTTTCAGACCGCGCTCAACATGGTGAAAGCCACAGAGGAAAAATTCATGGAGATGCCCGCACGCCTGCGGGAACGCTTCCACAACAACCCACAACATCTACTGTCGTTCCTCGACAACGACGAAAACCGCGAAGAGGCACAGCGGCTTGGACTTCTCAAAGAAATTCCGCCACAATCCGCACCGGGCAATCCGCCCGCAACTGACGGAACAAAATGACCACACACACCGTATGCGCCGTATGGGACAACGCGGCACAAGCATTCGCCGCACCTTTCACAGTGCCATCGTCAAACGTAGCCGTGCGCAGCTTCGCACGCGAAGTGAACCGCGAAGCGGACACAAACAACATCTACCATCACGCCGCAGACTACGAACTGTGGATGCTCGGCACATACAACGACGAAGAAGGCGCCTTCACCAACCACAAGGAACGACTGTGCCGAGCAATCGACTACAAGGAGAACACGAAATGAGCCGCAGTATCGCAACCATCTTCCGCGAACTCGACCAGATCAAACGCGCCGACATTCCCGATGAACTGAAACGAAAATTCATGGCGCAGAAACACGCCGAGCTGGCCGCCATCGGCCAGGCTCTGAGCGATCCAACCGCGGCCGAGAAGCCGGCCGAGGAAACGGGGAACGGTCCCCGGAAACCCCAGAGGTGACCCTAGGTGTCACCTAGCACAGTAGACAACGAGGGAACTACTGTGCAACACCAAAACAATACAGCTTTACATGACGCGCAATCACCATTAACGCACGCGCACCAACTGCACACGCGAGGATGGTAAAAGGCGCTCAGAGGCTGTATTGTTCAGATTCGGCCAGGAGGCCGAACGAGAGGGCCGGGTACCCCGGCCCTCACTACATGGCCTGAACGGCCAATTCACATGGGGCAAGCCCCATACCCCGCGCCTAGGGCGCAAAAGAAAGGAACTCCAAATGCGACGCGCTCCGGTCAACAAAAGCACCTCCGCCAAACAATTCCGCAACAACATGCGGAAAACAAAAGCCGCCAACGTCAAAGCCGGCCCGATGCGCGGCGGCATCCGGTTGTGAAATGCTACAAACCCATACCCGCATACCTGACCCCTGAAGGGCTCAAATTCAAAGCACATGGACACGACGTACTACGGGAACTCGAGATTCCCTGCGGAATGTGTATCGGGTGCCGAGAAAAGCGGGCATCAGAATGGCAAATGCGGATCCTGCACGAAGCCAAACAACACGACTCCAATTCTTTCATCACACTCACCTACGACCCAGCAAATCTACCTCCCAATAGAAGCCTCAATCACCGGGATTTTCAACTATTCCTGAAACGCCTACGCAAACTTAACGGACCCTATGGGGTCCGTTTCTACATGGCGGGTGAATACGGAGAGAAACTAGAAAGGCCACACTATCACGCATGCATCTTCGGACAAGACTTCAGATGGGACCGCAAGCCAAACGGAAAAAGCGCCAGCGGGCACGTCTACTACAGCTCAAAAACGCTCGACGCACTATGGGGAAAAGGAAAAACCAGCGTTCAAGACCTAACACCTGAAACCGCCAGCTATTGCGCCCGATACATCATGAAAAAACAAATGGGCAAGCTGGCCGCGACCGCATACGA